TACCGCGACGGCACAACCGGTAGTCCGGTCGCCCGCTACTTCGAGGTCGACGATCCGTGCGAGCTCGAGCTGGGCGTGTTCAACGACCTCGTCTCGGTCACGTCACTGAAGGTCGACAGCAACGGCGACGGCACGTACGACAGCACGCTCACGAACTACGTCCTGTGCCCCAAGGGCGCAGCCACCAGGGCGCCTGTCCCTGAGCCGTACACAGAGATCGAACTGTTGACCGGGACGACGTTCCCGCTCGGCGTGACGACCGGGCGCGAGTTCCTGATCGAAGTGACCGGCGTGTGGGGTTGGCCCGAAGTACCCGCGGAGATCACCCAAGCGGCACGCATCCTCGTGCACGAGATGGCGAAGGTGCAGGACGCGCCGCTCGGCCTGGTCGGGTCGCCCGAGTTCGGCATGTCACGCGTTCCCGGCTACATGCCGCGTCACGCACGCGAACTGCTCGCACCGTACCGCCACCCGGACGTGTGGGGCATCGGGTGACCGCGAGCAACGCGACGATCCGCCAGACGATCTACGACGCTGTCGCAGACCTGTCCGGCGTGAACCGGTACATGTACCCGCCGGACTCGATCCAGGTTCCCGCTGTGGTCGTGGCTGGGCTCGACATGAAGCGAGCCACCTACGAAGGCGGACGCGAGTCGACAGCGACGATCCTCGTGGTCGTGTCGCACTCCGACGCCGAGCAGCTCGAAACGCTCGACCGGCTCCTCGACGTCGGCGACGGTTCGATCATGGCCGCGCTCGACGCGACGACCGATGTCGATGGCGTGTCGCTCGCATGGGACTCCGCAGGTTCGTACGGCGAAGTGCAGTGGAACGGTGTCGCCTACTACGGGGCGGTCATCACCGCGAAGGTGTGGACCTGATGGGCACGTCGCGCAACGCGACCGAACTCGCCCGCAAGCTCGACCTGGCCGGCCGTGCGATCGTCGGAGAGAACCGTGACGCCGTCGCCGCCGCCGCTGGGGTCTACAAGGACTCGGTGCTCCACCAGGCCCGCGTCGACTCGGGCGGCGATCTGCGCCTGTCGAAGTTCGGTCGCAACGGCACGAAGCTCGGCGCCGGCTACGACGTTGACGGCGACGTCCACGCCACCGCGACCCTGACGCCGCGGCCGATGGGTCCGTGGAAGGTCATGGAGTATGGAGCGAAACCGCACGTCATCGTCGCCGGGCTCACCCGCCGTCAAGGTCAGGCGCTTGCCCTGTTCGACTTCCTCGCCGGCGGCCGTGGTGCGATCGATATCGGCGAAGTCGCTGCAACCGCTCGCGGCAACCGGAACAACAAGAACTCCAGCCGCCGCCGCCAGCGTGCGTCGACACTGAAGATCGGCCCGAACTTCCGGCCGTACGTCCACCACCCCGGCACTCGCGGAAAGCTCACCTGGTCACGAGGCGTCGCCCGCGGGACCGACGGGGCGACCGCCGCCTACAGCCGCACGCAACGTGCCGGGCTCGTGAAGGTGTTCAAGTGAGAGCACTTGTCGTACATCCCGGCGTGGACTTCTCCGTCGCCGATGTGCACAACGGGTGGTGCGACGGACTCCGCACACTCGGCTGGGATGTGCGCGAGTACAACCTTCACGACCGGCTCGCGTTCTACTCGGCGGCGCACCTCGAGCGTGACGGCGAATGGGTCCAGGCGTTCTCGTTCGAGTCGTCGTGTCAGATGGCCGCACAGCAGATCAAGTCGGCGTGTTACGAGTGGTGGCCCGACCTCGTCATCCTCATCTCGGACTTCTTTGTCGACCAGCGGCTCGTGGAGATCATCAAGTCGCGCGGCCACAAGGTCGCGGTCGTGTTCACGGAGTCGCCGTACGAGGACACGAAACAGCTTGAACGGCTCGACGGCATCGACTGCGCCGTCATCAACGACCCACTGAACCTCGACCTCTACCGTGAGGTGGTGCCGGCGTCGTTCTACGCGCCGCACTGCTACCGCCCGGAGATCCATCACCCCGGACCGGCGTCACCCGATGTCGTGTCCGAGGCGTGTTTCGTCGGGACCGGGATGCCGTCCCGTGTCGAGTTCCTCGAGCAGGTCGACTGGACCGGGATCGAACTTCTCCTCGCTGGTGCGTGGAAGGACCTGTCTCCGGAGTCGCCGCTACGCCCGCACCTGCTGTACGAGGACTCGCGCTGGTGCGTGATGAACGACCACACGGCGACGATCTACCGGTCGTCGCTGACGTCGTTCAACGTGTACCGGATCGAGAACAACGAGGGCGTACACGACCGGGCCGACGGCATCGCGATGGGACCCCGTGAGGTGGAGCTCGCAGCGTGCGGCCTGTGGTTCGCCCGCCAGTCCCGCCCCGAAGGCGACGACCTGTTGCCGATGCTCCCCATCTTCTCCACACCCGAGGAGCTGGGCGAGCAGATCCGCTGGGCGATCGCCCACCCCGACGAGCGCCAGGAAGCCGCGACCGCGGCCCGCGCCGCCCTTTCAGACCGGACGTTCGACAACAACGTCCGGGCACTGATGACAGCCCTCGGGCTGTAGCAAGCCCACCCCCAACACACGAAGAAGGTATCCATCATGGCCGGACCGATCGTTGGTCGGAACACAGTCATCCTCGTCGACCAGTCGGTCGGCGCGAACGCCGCGGCGTCGCCGATCGTGAACGCGAAGACGTTCTCGCTCGACAGCTCGCGCGACAAGTACGACGTCACCGCGTTCGGTGCGACGTCGAAGGCGACCCTCGTCGGGTTGCCCGGCAACTCGGGGCAGATCGGCGCGTTCGCCGACACCGACGGGTCGCACTACAAGATCACCGACGGCAACGCCCGCAAGTGGTACGCCTACATGGGCGGCATCGGGTCCGGCAAGGACTACTACTTCGGCACCGCGCTGTTCGACGTCAACACGTCCTCGGACGTCGGTGGTGTCGTCGAGGCGTCCATGTCGTGGTCCGGCTACACGGACCTCTGCCACGCCGTCCAGGGCTGATGTCACAGGAGTGGGCTGTTGAGACGCCGAAGGGTCAGGTCCGCGTGTCGGACCTGACCCTCGACGCTCTCATCGAGCTGGAGGACCTGTGCGGCGAAGAGTGGTGGCGGATCATCGCCCACCCGCTCCGCACAGCGAAGGCAGCGAAGTACGTGTACGCCGCGGCGTGCGCGCAGACCGGTGCCGAGCCGGAGACGTTGACCCCTCGCAAGTTCGAGGAGGTGTTCGTCCAGGTCCCCGAGGACCTTCCCGACTCGTACCAGGACGGACTCCCTTTGCCGGAGGGCGCAGCGTCGACCAGTGGGTCGTCTGGTGCGCCGCCCGTTTCCACTGGACCCCAGACCAAGTCCGACGGCTGACCCCGCGCGACCTCCGATTGTTGAATGAGGCGGTGAGCAGTGGCTCTACTTGAGCGTCTCGAAATCCTCATCGACGCGGACGGCAAGGCGGCACGCTCAGAGTTCGAGTCGATCGGCCGGTCCGCGGAGAAGGAACTCGGCAGGGCCGAGGACCGCACCGCGAAGATGTCGGCCCGGTTGCAGACGATCGGCACCGGCGCTCTCGTCGGTGGCGCTGTCGCTGTCGGCGCGCTCGGCCTGCTCGCGAAGGCATCCGACGACGCCGACAAGCAGGTCCTCAAGCTCGAGAACAGCATCAAGAACTCCGACCAGGCGTTCCGCAACAAGGGCAAGGCGCTACGCGACGTCGCCCAGGACCTACAGAAGGTCACCGCCGCCGACGCCGACGCGGTGATCGGGTCACAGTCGCTGCTCGTCCAGTTCGGGCTGACCGAACGGCAGATCACCCAGCTCACCCCGCTGATCGTCGACCTGTCGCGCAAGATGGGTATCGACATGGACGCGGCCGCGAAGGCGGTCGGCAAGTCCGTCGACGGGTCCGCTGGCGCGCTGAAGAAGATGGGCATCGTCGTCGATGAGACGGCGTTCGCTACTGATTCGTTCCAGGCGACGTTCGACGCGTTGAACCAGACCGTCGGCGGGTTCGCCCGCGTCGAAGGCAAGACGTTCTCCGGTCAGCTGGAGATCCTGAAGAACAACGTCGGCGACCTCGGCGAAGCCGTCGGGTCCGGCGCGGCGGGTGTGCTCGGCGGGCTCGCCGGCCAAGCCGCGGACGCCGCGGGCGCGTTGAACCAACTGAATCCGGGCATTCTCACCGCTGTCGGCGGGCTCGCTACCACCGGAGGGTTGGTCGCGACCGTCGGCGGCGGTTTTGCTGTTGCTGCGGGCAAGGCATTGGAGATGCGCGACCAGTTCGTCACGGCCGGCGCCGACGGCGAACGGTCGATGACGAAGCTCGGCAAGGCGGTCACCGGGGTCGCGGCGTTCGTCGCTGCGATCGGCATCGTCGAGACGATCGTCCAGGTCGGCAACGAGGTCAACAAGATCGACCAGAAGCTCGCCACCGGGACCGACAAGTTCCGCGGCGCGCTGTCCGGTACGAACGCCGAGCTTGGCGACGCGTTCGCCAATCTCGTCGAGGTCGAGGATCAGACGTTCAAGGTGGCGCAGCTCTGGGAAGGGTTCGGCGCCGAGGTCCAGTTGGGCGACTTCGCCGCGGAGATCGAGGACGTGCAGCGAGCGTTCGATGACGCGCTGAACTCGTTCGGCCCCGATGCAGCGCAGCGTCTGATCGACAACCTGAAGGACCAGAACGACGCGCTCGACCACAACTCCGAGCAGTACAAGACGAACGCCGCGTTCATCGAGGAGTCGCAGGGCAAGATCGACGACCGGCGCAAGGCTGTTGTCGAGGCGACGATCGCTGAGAAGGCCGCGACCCGCGCCCAAGAGGAAGCGGTCAAGGCCGAGGAGAAGCGACAGGTCACCGTCGACTCGCTCCGCGAGTCGGTCAAGAAGTACTCGGGCGCGCTCGACTCGCTATCGAAGGAGTACGACGACAACGCCCGCCGCGGCAAGTTCTTCTCCGACGCGATCGAGAAGACCACCAACACCGACGGCGCCGCCACCGCAGCGATCAACCTGGCCGACTCGTTCGACACCCTGAAGGAAGGGATCGCAAACATCCCGCCGGCGTTGGACATCGGCGGGTTGGCGCTCGGCAAGTACAGCGACGCCGCCCGCGAAGCAGTCGGGAACCTCGAAGAGTTCGGGGCGAACGCCACCGGTCTGCTCGAACAACTCATCGCGTCCGGTGCGGACAGCAGCGTTGTTCGATCAATGGGCGACCAACTGCGGGCGCAGCTCACCGAGGCGCTGCTCGCTGCGAAGGTGCCGCCCGAGAAGATCCCCGAATACCTCGGGCTCGCCGGTTTGGACGAGCAGCAGATCGACGTTGCGATCGCCTTGTCGAACAAGAAGGAGTTCGTCCAAGAGGTCGACTTCCTGCTGTCGCTCTACCAGGGCGAGCTCGACAAGGCGCCGCTCGAGGTGCGTGCCGCGATCTCTGACGCGATCGATGAGAACAACTACGCCGGCGCGAAGGCGTTGATCGATGCTTACACGGCGGCACTCGCTGGTGACCCGGTGCGGCTCAAGGCGGCGCTGGATTCTGCACCGGAGACGGTTGGTCCGCAGCTCGAAGCACTCCGCAAGGCGTTCGCGTCGGGTGCGGTTCAGCTGCCGGTGGGGTTCACGTACCCGGAGGGGTTCGGGTCGGCGCAGGCGTACATCGACTACATGATCGGCGAGGTCGCGGGAACCAACCCGACGGTCCCGGTCAACGCCGACATGTCGCCCGCCGGCCAGACGGTGTCCGGCTGGTTCCGCCAGCTGTTCGACGGCCCACCGGCGGTCACGAACGTCGACGCCGAAACGAAGCCCGCCGACGACACGACCAACGCGTGGAAGGCCGGCGTGACTGGTGCGCCGACGACGGACGTGCCGGTCGGGGCGAACACCGACCCGGCCCGCGGCGAAGTGTGGGGGTTGGCGAACGACGTCGGCAAGGTCAACCCGAAGATCGTCGTCGATGTCCTGCCCCGCTACGACAACGGCCTGATCCGGCTCCTCCCAGCGATCGGTGGCGGTGGGTTCGGCCCCGGCGGCAAGGACGGCAACCCGCTCACGCCACTGAAGATGGGCGGCGAAGCCTCACCCGGCAACGCCTACAAGGTCAACGAGATGGGCCGCGAGATGTTCCGCCCATCAACCGCAGGGTTCGTCATGAACGCCTCGGACACGGACCGGCTCATCTCCGGTGTCGAGAAGCTCGTCGCCGGCACGGGCGCAGGAGTGGTCGTGAACCAGCAGATCACCACCGCTGACCCCGTCCAAGCGGGGTCCGAATCGGCGCGCAAGATGCGCGACGCGACGTTCCTGGTGAGCAACTGATGCCCGTCACCTACAACACGAACGCAGGGAACCTGACGATCGGCGGTGTCGCCATGTTCTGCCCGGCCTGGCGCATCGAGAACCTGTACGAGTTGTGGCTGCCCGCCGATCAGCGCGGCACCGATCGGACACGCCCGAACGTCACCGGGTCGTTCCCGGTGCGTCGCTACGCGACCGCGACTCGCAAGAGCCTCCGCATGTTGATCGTCGGCGATGTCGACCGCACCGGCGCATCCTCGTCAAGTCTGCTCGCCGGCATCTACACGAACATCGCGTATCTGCGCGACAACGTCGTCGCTCCTACCGGCACAACCGACGGCACCCGCTCGGCGGTGCTCACCGTCCCCGGAGGGTCGACGATCACCGAACCGGTGCACGTCACCGGTCTCGAGGTGTCCGACCTGCGTGAGGACGGTGCGTGGGTCAAGGCGGTGCTCACCATCTCGATCC